CCCTATCGTTGCTAAACACAACAGGAGCGACTTCGTCAATCCTGTTCTCATTTGCTATAGCCAGTAAAGCATTCTCCATTTCTGATAGCGGTTGCCCTCTTTTTGGTCGTGGTGAGAACCCAGCCTTCCTGAGTTCCATACACAATTGATCCTTGGGTATCTGTTGTGCTGACCCGTGTAAGAGTTTGTAATGCATTTTTCCATTGAACCAATATTGATCCAGCAAACTCCCCATCTTTTGGGTTTCATAGTCCTCTACAAATTTTGACCCAAATATCTCTTTCCAGGATACAAACCCCTTCCCAGCCCTGTCAGAATAACAAATCATCCCCTCATCGACCACCTGGCAGCCCTCCCTCTCTACACCGTCATCAACCCAAAACAGCGGCCCCCTTGCTCCAATTGTAAATTCGCCCTCCCATCTGTTTGGGAATTTTTTATGAACCTGTTCTCCAACAACGTCGATGGGAATTGAGGTATCCGAAGACTGAGGCGGTTTATCCCCAGCAGCTTTCATCAGTGCCGTCCGGTAAATAGCTTTTGGCAACAGATCGCCTGTCTTGACCCAATCCTCGCCTATCTCAAAATACTGACTCGCTTTGTATGACGAAGTATCAAACCCAGCAAATATACGCTCAATACCTATTTGTGTAGAAAGCCTCTTAACAAAGGCATCATACATATCAGGGGTAATAGGCAGGCGATTTTCAAATACCCACACCAAACGTATATACCCTGATTGTGTGCGCGTCCTCCAAGTGGGAAGATATTCCTTACATTGAGTTTGTATCAGTTTATCGACTACATCCCAATCAACGGGTGCGTCATAGTCGGCTGCAAATCCGTTGACCGCATTAACTGGATTGTCATTACTAATGCGGACATTGGGGTTATCGCCCTCACATAAGCTATAAAAGATATGGTCTGTCGTAGGTTCTGCACACCACTCTCTATACTTAGCTTTTGATGCAAACTTCGGTTTACTAACCTTCTTGGAGTAAAGGGAGTCCGCTTTAGTCGTTTTTGTTTCTTTAAGGTTTTTAATGAACCGGTATCTCATTTTTCGTATCTCTCTAGTATTTTGCCTTCTGCTGCCAGCGGGATATCCGGTATCCAGCCAGGAGCTTTTGACATGCTTTCTATTACCTGTTTCAGGACGTTATCTGCCTCTGATTCTTCTGCTTCGATCACAAACTCGTCATGCACATGAAAAATGACGTTTATGTCTTTTGCGTCGATGCGGAGGAGCATGTCTGCGAAGATATCCCTGGCAAGTGCCTGAGATATATTTTCCGCTAACAGCCCACCCCAAAGTCTTATTGGTATCTTCTTTGATCCTTTGGTAAGCATAGCTATGTAGTTACGCCTACCTCCGTGCAAAGCGGTAGTTACTTTTCCGTAATTTAAAGTTCTGCCAGATGGAAGGCTTAATTTAAACTCTTTGTTTTGTGCGTATGCTACATGCATATCACGTTGCAGCTTGTTCCACAGTGCTACAACCTTTTGTAGTTTGTTTCTATACAGGCTCACAGCCGATTGTGCGTCCATCAGAGACATCCCTGAGATCAGGGCAAATTTTTTGGCAGAAGCCCCGTAGCCGCATCCAAGAACCATCGTTTTGACCATGTGCCGTAGCCTGGAGTCCTTGTCTTTTAATGACCCCTTTGCGTAATCCCACTTCCCGAACCGGACTGCAAACGCCTCATAAATGTCATCTGACTTCTTGATTTCTTCCAGGGTCACCTGGTCTTCTGCCAGCCAGCACAAAGTGCGAACCTCAATTTGAGATAAGTCCGCTACGATAAGTTTCTTACCTTTCTTTGGGCTAACGAGATGCCTAAGATTAGCACCGAACATTTCTCCCCTTGGTAAATTTTGCAAATTTAAATTTCCCCCGCTGCCACTAAAGCGTCCAGTATGCGCCCCCATATACATTAATCCGCCATAATAACGGTCATCTGACATTGTAGCGTAATCGAAGCTCTCCAATTTACGTTTTAATGCATTGATACGCCTGTAGTCGCGGACAGCCTCAATCCAAGGGTAGTCTTTGCCGTGGACGCATATCCATTCGTTTGCCTCTTCGCTTGAGAGAGCTAGGCTTGCCGGTGGTTCAATGCCCACTTTTCGGCACTCTTCATTAAACGCTTTTCGGGAAAGGGGTGGAAAATCGTTTATCCAGGGGATGCAGTTCTCTGCTTTGAAAAGTCTTTGCGATACATTTTCCTGCTGGTGTTTCAACAGATTTATATCAATCGGTATGCCCCTTTGGACACACCTCCTGTTGGTGCTACTTATATCCCTCTCTTGCTGCGGCCATTTGTGCTTTAGTTCCTGCCAAAGTTTCAAACAAAGTTCTGAGTCTTTTAGGGCGTAGTCACTGACCTCCTGTTTAAACTCTGTAGACATGTCGCCCCACCGCTTACCTAACATGTTGTTACGAGTCTCCTTAGATACTTCCAGGTTGAATAATTCTCCTGTAGCCCCTTTTAGTGATCGTGGTAAGCCACAAAAGGCGGCCAGGTCTGCCGTGCAGTGCCACTCAGCCGGATTTAATTCCGGCCACCACCCTTTAGTTACACCGAACAAGTAAAGCGTCTCATCGAAGGATGCGTTGTGCGAAAGGACTGTATGCCCGTTAAGAAGTGACCAATCAAAAACTTTCGGGTCTCCCACAAAATGGGTTCCCTCATCTCCCACTACTGACACCATGTAAGCGTCAAAATCGGGGTGCGAAAAATAACCCAATGTCCCTAAAGTTTTAATGGAACAGTTTTTGTCGTAGTAGGTTTCAAAGTCTACCGCGTAAGTGCTTCTGTCTATCGGGTGCTTTTCAGCCATAATTATGCACATAAAAAAGCCCCAACGACACTGAGGAAGAAAGCGTAAGACCTCAGTGCCGCTGGAGCGGCAGGCGAGTTAAGGCCAAAACGATAAAGCCCCGTATCGCCGTGGATTTGAATTACTTCTCGCTTTCAATATCCAGTGCAGCCTGCACCGGATTATCCCGAAGGTCTTTCAAAGACTTCGTAAACACGGAGGAAAGAACGACCAGGCGTTCCCTCTGTTTCCCCAGTTCCTCGATCTTTTCGGTAACCTCGCCAATAAGCTGTTCAGCCAAGGTAAGTTCCCCCTCGATCACTACAATTTCTTCTTCTGAATTAGGCATCTTTTTAAGAATTGAAGGATGCAACGAAGTCGATGATAGCCTGGGGAGAGTCCTCCTGAGTCACAGCAAGTTCCGGCTGCCACCAATCGTTGTGCTTACCCTGGACATGGTTGACGGTCAGCTTCCACTTCTTGTCACCCAGTGCCATGTTTGGGTTAAATCGTGCTAAAGTGGTTACACGCATGTAGGTATTTACGAATGCGTAGTTCTTAACGGTAAGGACACCGACAGTGTAGAATTTATCTCCGATGGGAAATGGATAAGCTCCATCGTCACCATCTTCAGGCTTTTCAATCGCGAATGTAATCTCCGCAAATTCCTTCAGTTTTTCTACTGGCACACCTTTGCGTTCTGCAAGGTCGTCACGCGCCTCTTTGGAGTAAACACGCTCCTTTGGCTCACCGAACTTAACGTCTTCTTCCCAGCCCTTGATCATCTTGAGAATACTGACTTCAACAGGGTTGCCTGCTTTTGCAACGACATGGGTTTTGTCTACTACTAAGTCCCCCAGTTCACCGGCATCATACTGCGACAAAGCAGACTTGATAGCGAAATAGGGGATGTTGATGTCGTCAGGATCAATCCTGAATTCAAGATTGCTTTCTACTGGAATAGCTACTCCAGTGTTCACTTCGACGATTTCTTCCTTTTTTTCCTTTGTTTTAGGCATTTGTTATTTTGTGTATTTTACTATTTTGAATGAATCAGGTCAGCGTATATCGCGTATCTGATGTGTCTATTATTTCTGCTGCTTCAGCAGCGTCCATAAATTCTTGAGCCATACGACCCTTTTCCCCATCAGGGGCTGCTTTACCTACAGCCTCTGATACTTTTTTCAAGGGAAAGTTGGCTAATTTAATTATTTCTTCCTGGGGTAGGTTAAATTGTGCAGCGATATCCAATAGTTGTGTATTGTCATTGCATTTACGAGACGCGCCCATAGAGCGTAATCTCAGGGACGGGAACTCCGTGCCATCCCTAGCCATTGCCACAGCCTTCGCCCTGATGCGCGTAGCCCAGTTCGTCACGATCTTTGCGATAGGCCACAGTTGTTCCAGGGTCTCAGGGTTGTCAGGGTCAGAGATATCCACATCCGGCAGTGTGTTTTCTGACACCCTCTTGGCTACCTCAAATGCAATAGCACCCAGCGCAGGGCATTTGTCCTCATATGCACAGAATCGGCAGTTCACGTTAGGTGATAGATCACCTAGTTCAGGTGCGCCTTCTTCCCAAAGGGGGCGTATCTTCTCACCTGCCTTGATTACATCAGATACTTCCTTGATAAGCCTGGGTAAGTCACCGCGCTTGAACTCCCCGTGCAGGACTTCCCCACGGACAGGGATATAAAATACAAAGATAATCTTCTTGAGGTCAGGGAACTTCTGGAAAGCCCCAATCGTATACGTCTTCGCCTGCCAGTTTTTCTCCGGTTCGTCGATGATGCTGATACCTGTCTTGTAGTCGCCCATGATTGCCGTGTCACCAAACGTGGTAAGACGGTCACAGGTTCCCCAGGTGCTTGTGCCATCCAATTCCACATCGACCTGAATCTCATGGTATTCCTTGTTCTCAGCGTCTCCGATTATGGATGCCAGGAAATTGTCCTCCATGCGACAGGTCTCCTCATATATCTCGACCTCCTCCTCGTCATGGAGCGCGGAAGAGTCACGCACTTCCAAAGCCTCATGTATCCTGGTTCCTTTCTCAGCGGCAGCACTCGTCCCCGAACGCCCGTTGTAACCGGAACATGCGGCTACATACTTGAGGCTAGATGGTGAGAATTCAGCGTGGTCTCTACTGGTGTGGTCTGGTGTGTCTTTCATTTTAAATAGGCAGGCTTCAGGTGTTCAATGCCAGAACTCAAGCTGTGTCCGTAGTTCTCTTACGGCTCTAGTCCTAAAGCCTAAATTATCCGTGTAGTGCTTCTAGGTTTTTGAGCTTGCGTTTTATTGACTTCATCACTGCTTCCTCAATGGAATCAGCAGCGACCAGAATCTTCTGTATGGCATCAGATTTAGCCCCGTTGCGGTGAATACGCCCCAACGTCTGCAAGTGATCCTTGGCAGAGAAGGACGGGCTTATGAGGGAAATACGGGGTCTCTTGCCGTTGATATCATGCAGGGAGAGACCGGTTCCCCCTGCCGCGATGTTCACAGCCAGGAGGTGTATGTCGTCATTTTGGAAAGCGTCCACAACCTGTTGCCTCTCCTTTGCTGATTGACCTCCCTCGATCCGGTAGCACTTATGCAGCTTCTCGCACAGGGCTTCCACGGTTTCCCTGAAGTTAACGAACATAACGACAGAGTTGCCCTGGCCGACTAGGTCTTCCGCCATTTCCGCAATGTCTGGCGTTTTGAAGGACTCAGCAAGTTGTCTAGCTCTCAACAAGTTGACTAATACATGCTCATTGTCTGTTACAGTTCCATTCTCGATATACTCTTGGACGATAGCAGGGGTGATACCCAGTTCGTCGTATGCCTTGATAATCTTCTTTGCACCACCAAACTCAACAGGCTCTACAAAAACCCTGTTGTCCCGAAAGCTGTCAGGGAAGTCTTCCACCGTTAGTTTCTTTCCGGTTACACCGTAGATAGAATCTTTAACATCAGACAGTTTAGCACGACTCAGCAGTCTCCACTGCTTCCAGCGATCTTGAGCGCACCCGTTTTCTTTCATCCAGCGATACCAAGAGCTTTTACCGTTACCGGTCTTGTTCAACCCGTGCAACCCCAGCATGAAACCTATTGAGCGCATCTCTGTGGGGTTCTCGCAAGCAGTAGCACTCATGCCGTGTATACGGTAGCCCTGCTGCACTAAGGATATAACCAGTTGGCAGTTTTGTGTGTATGGGCCTTTACACTTGTGAATCTCATCAACGAATACCAGGGTGTTCTTTGGCAGATTCCACGCCATTATCATCTTGCCCCGCTTGCTCATGTGGGGCGTTCCCCCCGTCCGTATCTTCTCGTAATTCAGGACGAAAATAGGTTTAACGCCAAACTCTTCCAGTTCCCGCTCCCAAGCAGGAATAACGGCTTTCGGGCATATTACCGCTACAGGGCATCCAAGGGTTTCTGCTATCGCGGCGGCAACGACAGTCTTTCCGGTTCCAACGCTGGATGTATCAATTGTATTGGTTCCTTCGGCTAGTTTTTCTACAAAAAACGCCCAAGTCCCCTTTTGTCTGGGAAAAAGTGCTTTCATTTGGCGGACGACTTTAAACGACAGTCAAGTTCTTGTCCAGAACTATTTCCCCCTTATGTATCTGGCAATCAAAAAAGCGTCAATTAACCCGTCGTGGGGCTTAGTAGCTCGCTTGCTTTTCAGCCAGCATTCTTCTGGAGCAAGCTCATTCGCGACTGCCAGGGCTGCTTCCTTTGTCCTCCCTTTAGGAGTGCTTCCCAGCATGACCTTTTGCCACTTATGAACACTCACGCAACGGGAGTCCCACTGGCGACTTTCCGCAAGCCCCAACAGTTTACCAAAAGAAATCGCCATCGACCTTACCGCCTGCGAAGAACGTGCATGGTGCAGTGGTTCCTCTATTGCAAATATAAAAGGGGAGTTAAGCGCAGTGACCCACTCGTATACTTTCCTAGTATCCACTTCCCTCTTTTTCAAACGATGCAGTGTCGGCATTACTGTCTTGTCGATAACCGCCCCCGTGTGCGCTGATATGGCTACCAGGCCACCCGTTAGCCCGTTATCAATGCCTATGATCATGCGAAATCCAGTGCCTTCCGACGAACTAATAGCCCTTCACCTTCTGTAGGTAAAAAGACATCGATGTTCTTACCAAGCATTTGCAGGTAGTATACTTCTTTTGCAACCGCAGGGATTACTAAATAGAAGTCTCCTAGCTGCACTTCTACAATAAACTTGAAGTCCGATGGCGGAAGCTCGACTCTAATAAGAACCTTTGGGTTTGAAATAAGTATTCGGTCAGGAAACATCTTTTATCGGTGCATCGTCTAGAAAAACAGGAGTCGCCTCACCGTAGTCTGATTGAAGATATTCGTATTCGTATCTTCTATAAGCCTCGTCCTCACTTAGCCCATAGTCCTTTTGAAGAACTTCAATGGTTACCTTCTTGGAATAACAGGCAACCGGAGGTTTACCGTAGGTCTCTACTGAGCCTATGAAAGCGTCTTGTAATCCTGAGTATAAAAGCAATACGCTTTCCGGCTCCTCATAAGCATCGGCAGATTCTGACATGGCGGTTTACTTGTCTTCAAGTGGTTCTACATCAATTACCTTTTTTGAGTCGATATCGACTGCCCCTTTTCCTTTGTCTGCCTTGGTGTTATTTAGGATCGATATATCTATTTGGACTTTGCCAGAGCCTCCTCTGTTATCTAGACCCAAATTGCGCCGAATGATTTGATCGAGTTCCGATAACTCTTTAATTGTGCGGGGGCCACGCAGGTTCTTAACAGAATCCCGCATTAGCTTGACGGCTGTGGCAGCCACATAAGACTGATATTTTTCCCCTGGCGAAGCCTGCGCCTGCGCTACCTCAAGCAAATCCTTGTCTTCTGTTATCCTGGCATCATGTGCTTCAAGTTGCGTTTCCTCTTTAACGGCTTCGTCGAGCTTCTCGACTAGAGCGTCCTGTAGAGGGTCGCCTTCCTTTTTCTCTTCGTTAACGGGGTTAGCTCCGTGCGGGTTTTTCTTAGCTCCGTAGCCTGCGTTACGCAACCAGCGGCGAAGCGTAGATGTGTGAACATCCAGTTCCCTGCTGATGCTAACCAGTTTATAGTCCTGCTTATACAGGGCGATTGCCCGTTGCAGTAATTCTTCTTTTTTAGAAACCTTCGACAAACCACTTAATAATACTATTATTCTAATACTTATTCAAGTTATATGAAACGTAAGCTCCGTGCATATGAACCTCGTATCAATCCCGACACCAAAGAGATGGAAGTCGGTGGTCTCAAGATACCGGTAACTAATACGGTTACCGCGCTGCTTTACGGCTTTGCAAAAAACAAAAACAAAAAAGCAAAGGAGTATTATTTCTGGCGACTATGTGATGAATTCTGGAATCGTGATGATTTACCGGAACACATGATGGTTCGACATCCTTGGGCGGAAGAGATGATTCGTGCCGTAATCGAAAATAAATATGTCTCTATTGGAGGTGCTGCTAATAGCGGCAAGTCCCACACAATGGCTGCTTGGGCTATCGTTAATTGGTTATCTGCACCCCGTGATACCCTGGTATTGATAACGTCAACAACACTCCGTGAAGCAAGGAAACGTATTTGGGGATCGATTATTTCTCTGCTGACTGTTGTAGAAGGTGCGCCGATGAAGGTGCGGGACAGCATAGGAAACGTGGCATACATCAATGAGAACGGAAATCTAATCGAACGAGCAGGACTATCCCTAATCGCCAGCGCAAACGCAAAGGACGCGCTATCTAAATTTATTGGAATTAAACAAAAATCCGTAATTCTGGTGGGTGACGAACTCAGCGACCTCTCCGAAAAAATTCTCCACGCTGGTTTATCTAACTTGTCTAAGAACCCGTCTTTCCAGTTAATTGGAATGAGTAACCCCAATTCCCGTTTCGACGCTTTTGGGGTGTGGAGTGAGCCTCTTAATGGTTGGTCTTCGATAAACCCAGACACCGATGACAGATGGGTAACTAAGTGGGGAGGCACATATATCCGCTTCGACGGGGAGCGCAGCCCTAATATTCTATCGGGAGAAGTAAAGTATCCCTGGCTACCAACTGAAGAAAAGCTCTCAGAGGATAGGTCACTCTTAGGTGCTGAGTCGCGTGGTTACATGCGGATGGTAAGGGCTATCTTCTTTGATAGCGATGAAACTGAAGGCATCTACTCCGAAGCAGAACTAAGCAGGTCTGGAGCGATGAACGAGGTAGATTGGGCAGGCAAACCGATACCTGTTGCCGGACTTGACCCTGCGTTCACCAACGGTGGAGACCGATCCATTTTATATACCGGAAAGGTCGGGTATGATCAGACAGGGCAGTATGTGTGCGAACTTGGGGAGGCACTACACCTTAACGATGACGCAACCAATAAGGCCGTGCCACGAACATATCAGATTGTTCGCCAGGTAAAGGAAGCATGTGAGAAGCGGGGGATTCTTCCACAGGATGTTGCGGTTGACGCAACGGGTGCTGGTGCGCCGTTTTGCGATGTCCTGGCTGGCGAATGGTCTGACCAGATTTTGCGTGTTTCTTTCGGCGGAAAAGCATCAGATAGGCGGGTTTCAGCAAACTCCAAGCTCACCGGCCAAGAGATGTATATGAACAGAGTAAGCGAGTTGTGGTTTTGTGGCAAGGAACTCGTAAGGACTAAACAGTTATTCGGAATTGATAACGCATTAGCAAAAGAGATAACCGCTCGTAATTACGAAATGGTAAAAAGTGGAACGCTGCGGGTAAAGATAGAATCAAAGGTAGACTATAAAAGCCGTTTTGGTCATAGCCCCGACCTCGCAGACGCTGCTTTTCTTTGTCTCGATTTAGCAAGGCAACGGCATAACCTGGTAGCCGTTGAACCTGCCGAAGGCGATAACGCTAAAATGCCGCGTCAAAGAAGGACAATTAAAAGTTTAACGAATGTTCTAGCCAGTGACAATTTGTCGGTTGATTGACATAAAAAAGTTCTCACATAATGAGTAACTAATTAATTATAGAAAATGTAATTAATTAGTTACTGTAGTTAGAAGAGTTTTTTAAGTGTCACTTGGGTGTCCTATTCCCACGTTGACTTCCCTTTGAGAAACCTTAAATTTACTTTTATCTATACACAATTGACTTATGGGATGGTTTGATGGTTTAAAAGAATGGGGGCATACTGCACTTGACATTGTCGGAATGTTCCCCGTAGCAGGCAACTTGGCTGATTTAGCTAACGCAGCTTGGTATAAAGCAGAAGGAGACAATGAAAATGCAGCTTTATCGCTTTTAGCCGCTGCCCCTGGCGCGGGTCAGATAGCAACCGCTACTAAATTAGCTGCCAAATCTGGGGCTGCCGCTGCGAAGGCTACCAAGACAGCCCAAAAAACAGCTTCCGGTGCAAAGAGGCAGGCTAAGGCTGCGTTGACCGCTGTCGAGGGAGGTAGAGCTTCTAAGAAAGCAGCACAAGAAGCACTTGATTTAGCTAGAACCAGAACACCAGGACTCGGCTCACCGCCCAAATCCGCTTTGGTAGGTAAAGCTCAAAAAGAGTTAACCTCAAAAAAGAAGCTGTTGAAGGAGGCACGGAAGAAAGCTCGTCAGGATGTTTCTGGTCTTAGAGGAGCCAAGCAGTCCCTTAAAGAGGCAAGAGCTGCCGAAGCCGCGTCTAAAACTCTCCGTGGAAGGTATGGGGCTGCTAAAGGAGCTTTTCAAGGAAAGCTTGGAACTCAATATATTGGGGGCAAAGGGAAAACTAAGCTCGCTAATTTTGCCCTTGCTGTTCTTGGCCTCCCACCCGCTCAAAGACGAGACGCGCAAAGAAAAATGTGGGCGGAGTTACCCCAAGAGGAGCGTGACAAACACGATTCGTTTGCAGACTTTATAGACTATTTGGATGATTTAGCCGGATCTGCCAAACCTAAACCGCCAGAGCCTCCAACCACGCCCCCGCCAGGGGAGAAGGAGGGATTGCTGGATGAGGAAAGTGAGCGTAGAGCCAAGAAGGGTGCGAGGAAGCAACGCAAAGCTGCCAGGGCGCAGCGGGAGCGTGAAGAGCAACGTGAGCGTAGAGATTTTAAGGAAAGTCAGCGCAGGTTTGATAAGCGCATGCAGTTGAAGGAGGCACGGCTGGGTCGTAAGGAGGAGCGGAAAGCAGCCAACCAGGCCGATGACAGGATTAAACTCGCTGCCGATATGGCCGGAAAGATGGCGGA